GGTTTTGAAGACAACTCCGACCTTGAACCGGGTGAAGACAGAACTATATTTAGAAAAACGCTGCGGGTAACGGCGCCTACTTGGATATTCCCGACGCCAGAACAGATTGAGAACGATCCAACAATCAAAGAGATTTATCTCGATGTCTGTATGCTGAATCCGGGAACCGGGCAGTTAGAATGTGAAAGAATTGATCCATAAGGAGGGATACACTATGTCAATCAGAGTAATTAACGTAAGCGGACGGCTTCAGAAAACGGATACCAAACAGGATTCTTGCATCAAAATACTTCCGGCGAAGCATGTGGACTTGGACAGTCACATGGACATCGGGGTAACGATGATGAATCAGATCAAACAGGGTCTGCTCAAAATCCGGCCTGTGCCGGTTGAACCTGACTATCCGAAGTCACATCCTGCGGGAGGCTACCAAAACTTAATGTCAGGCCCGGTGCCTGTAGAAGTTGAGGACGCCAAACCTGAAAAAGTTGAGGATGTCAAGGCTGAAAAAACTGTTGTGATACCACCTGCGGACCTGAAGGTGTTGGCTGAATCAGACGTGTCCAACGATGATTTCATCAAAGCAGTAATACGCAAGATGATTGCTGACGGCAACAACCTGGGCTTAGATGGGAAACCGAATCAGCCGGTACTCGAAACACGAGTCAAGGAACTGAGGCCCAACATCCAGCATGTGAAGGCTTCCCGCCGGGATCGGTTACTGGAAGATGTCGTAAAGGAGGATAACAGTGACTAAAAAGAAGACACAAAAGTCTGCTGAAGTCACCTTGGTAAACGAGTCTCGTCAACGTCAGGACGTGCTTCTTGCTACGTCTAAAGGTCTTAAACCTCTAAGTGTATGCAAGAACAAGTCTGTAAAAATTAAGAAGTGCGAGATATCTGAACAGCTTCAATCAATGTTGGACAACCCCGGTAACTTCGGTTTACGGATCGAAGAAACGGCGGTCAAGCCCAGCAAAGCTGAGGAGGATGACGAATGAGCTATGCAGACTATGATATTCCGGGCGTATATGCAAGGATATTAGACCAGACCCAGTTCCAAGCTGAATCTGTTCCTATGGTATTAGGGATGGTAAGCTCGGCTACCAAGGGTGCGTTTAACACGCCTACCGAAGTTGTAAGTCTGCCAGACTGGTTCAACAAGTTTGGCGGTCCCAATCCAGATTCACAGGGCTACTACGCTGCGGATGCTTATTTCGCACGGGGTAACAAGATGTGGTTTATCCGGGTTGGTGATGGGTCGGAAGCGAAAGCTTACATCGACCTGACAACTGTTGGTGGGTCAAGTCCTCGGATCAGAGCCAACGCTGAAGGTACATGGGGCCATGACATTGACGTGTATGTGACCCAGGGATCGGCTGGCGGGGCTACAATTAAAATCGAAATCTACTATTTAGGGGCTTTGGTATACACGTATGACAACGTTTCCAACGCATCTGATGTGGATTTAGCGACGTTGCTTACGGACAATCTTTATGTCGAAGCGGTAAACGGTGCGGCTGGCGGTACTATCAGTCAGCCCCAGGCCGGAACCCTTACAGGCGGTGATGACGGTACAACGGCTTTGACCGCTGCCAACATCAACGGGACAACATCAGGAATTACTCGTACAGGCATGGAGATGTTCAAGAGCAAACGTGAATATCCCATTGACGTTCTGATTGCACCTGACGGGGCAGCCATTGCAAACGTCGGTGACAGCCTCCTGTCGATTGCAGAAGAACGGGGTGACTGCTACGCTATCTTGGACACTCCCGACTCGCTGACGCCCGCACAGGCGGTCACATGGATCGATACTGGCGGCACAGGGGGTAAATGGGACTCATCCTGGGGTGGTTGTTACTATCCATGGGTCAGTATCAGGGATGACAAGAACGTACAGGACGTCTGGACCCCTCCCAGTGGACATATTGCCGGGGTCATGGCCTACAATGACGATGTAGCATGGCCGTGGTTCGCAGCAGCGTTCGTGAAACGTGGGCGTCTTATAAAAGCGCTTAATACCCGGACTCCGCTGGAAGATAACGAGATCAGAACTCTGTACACCAACAGCCGGATAAATACATTGGTAAGGCGTAACGGTATTATTGTTAACGGTAAAAAGAGTTTGCTGGACAATACCACCGCCCTCCGATGGAGCGAAGTACGCAGAGGTTTGATTGCGCTACGTGGTCTTGCCGAAAGCGCTATCCGAAACAGCGTGCAGTTTAATCCAAACGACGATGTTACATTCAGGGAACTTGAAGCGGCTATGCAGCCTGTTGTCGAGTTCCTGATTCGTGAGCGTGCATTCAGGGAACTGGTTTTCGAGTGCAAGGCCAGCAACAACCCGGCACGTACCAAACGACAGCATCAAATAAAAGGTCGGTTCTATTGTAAACCGACTATCGGTATTGAAGTCATTATCCTCGACATTGTGCTGACCGCTGAGGGTCTGTCCTTCAGTGAACAAACAGTGCAGGCGGCATAGGAGGTATGAAATGTCAACAGATTCTGTAAGTGGTCTTTTCTACCATGAAGAAACGGACTTATCTTTTTTCGTTGAGGGTCTGGGCAGAACAACCACTGCAATGGTTGGTACTGCTTCATGGGGTCCAATGAATGAGCCTACACTGGTAGCTGAAGAAGACGATTTCAAAGAAGACTTTGGACCTCCAGTAGCGAACTCCAATACCTACATGGCTGCAAGGTCATACTTTCAACGAGGTAACTCATTGGAAGTGGTACGTGTTGGTGACACTACTGTGCTGGAAGCGTCAGCTACGCCTGCTGTCACAGGGGCCGGTACTGCGCCAACGTTTAAGGCCAAATACAAGGGAACTTTTGGCGACAACATTTCTCTTGAAATTACAGCGGGTACTCTTGGCGCCGGGTACTACAAAATAACTGTCACTGTGTCAGGTATTGAGATGGAAGTATGGGACAACTTACCCGAAGCTGCCATAACAGACCTGTCCACATACATAGCAGAGTCGGACTACATAACTTCGGTTGTGGGCACAGGCGTAGCCACAGTTGACGTTCCTCAGACTGCTGTGCCACTTACAGGTGGTGATGACGGTATAGCTGCTATCGCAGATACTGACTATATCGGCAGTTCAGGGGTTGTAAAAACAGGACTTCAGTTGCTTAAACCGCAAGGTGAAGTGGACGCTGACCTGATTGTATGTCCGAATACGCAGTCCTTGGACGCTACGGTTTATCAGGAGATGATTGACATAGCTGAAGGTCGTGAAGACCTGCTGGCTGTGCTTGATTCGCCTGCGGGCCTTACAGTGAACACGGACGGTAGCGGCAGCTACGGTATAGACCAGTTCTGGAGAGGAACCAGTGCGCACGCCCAGACGCTGGCCGTTAACACAAGTTTTGCCGTAACATACTGGAACTGGGTAACCATGACAGACTACTTCAACAGTGTTGATGTATCTATACCCCCAGGTGCAGCATGTGCCGGTGCAATCAACTACAGTGACCGCATTGCTTATGAGTGGTGGGCGCCTGCGGGCATCCAGCGAGGCAACGTGTCACCGATTGTTAAGGGTACAGAATACCAGCCTATCGACTCGGAGATCACAATCCTTCAGTCGGACAATACGATGGGCTGCGTAAACCCGATCCTGTTAATTGACGACAACTATTACATCATGGGACAGAAAACCATGTTACGTAATACGTCAATGCTCAAACGGATCAATACAAGACGCCTTATTTGTAAGCTCAAAAAGACACTGGTTGAAAAAACAAGTGTGCTTCAGGGTGAGCCTAACGATGAAACGGCGTGGCGTGAGTTTGAACAGCTTGTCAAACCTTACCTTGACTACGTGGTCAATCGCAGAGGGCTGATAAGTTATGAGATACAAGTTGGACTCGACGAGTCTATGGATGCAAACGATATTGGGGCCGGTAGGCTGATAGGAAGGGTGGTACTTGTGCTTATGCCCACGGCTGAAAAGGTCATTCTACAATACGTGATAACAGATCAAGGTGCCAGTTTCTCAGAAATTGGCTTACTGTAAGTCAAACAGGAGGTAAGTAAATATGTCTTTTCCAGTCAATGCAGACCATATCGCTCCGCAGGATGGAGGATTTGAACCTCAGCGTCAAAACCTTTACGATGTGGAATTTTATGGCGTACCCGGTATCGGTGAACTAAGTTTATCCTTGGCAACTGCCAATCTGCCTGGAACCAGTAATGACGCTATTGAAATTCCGTTCAGGAATGAAACAAGGTACGTTGCCGGAGCTGCAAGAGTCGATGACTTTGCAATCAGTTTCCGGGACTACGTAGATGCCCAGACCCATCAGGCTATCATGTCATGGCGTCGGCTTATTTACGATCCTGCGTCAGGTGCCATAGGCCGTGCTGCGGTGTATAAACGCAGAGGCAAGGTCTTCATGTTTGATCCTTCAGGTGATGCTGAAAGGTCATGGTCCCTTGTGGGTATTTGGCCCATGAACGATCCTCCAATGTCGTTTGACAGCAGCAGTGCTGACCAGATACTATTGGAGGTAACATTTAAAGTAGATAAGGTGATTCCTGACCCAGTATTCTACATAAGTTAACGTCAGCGAATCGTTGAACTGTCAACATTGTTAAAATTTTTAGGAGGTCAATTATGTCAACAGGTTTTTTCGAGGATACTAAACGCTTACCTTCACGAGGACTGCTTTATTCAAATGATATGTGCCCGACAGGAGAGGTTACTGTTCGGGCACTTACCACTGGGGATGAAGGAATGCTCCAAGGTGCCACCGCAGACAACATAGATACGCTCATAAACAAAATGGTTCAGGGTTGTATAACCGGGGGCTGGAATGCTCCCATTGGTCGTATGACAATTGCTGACCGCATGTTTACACTGTTCCGTACCAGAATTGTTACGCACGGTGGTGAATATCATTTTACCCAGACATGCCCTAAGTGTGAAGCCGTATCTGACTACGCTATCGACTTGAACAAGATGCCGGTAACCTATCTTCAGGACGACGTAGCTGAACCGTTTTATATCGATCTTCCAGTGTGTAAAAAACGGATTGGTTGGAGACTGTTGCGGGTGGACGATGAAAACGAAGCACACGTTTACCGTAGGAAGATGAAGCAGAAAGGTATACATGGTGACCAGTCTATGGCATTCCAGTTTGCCCGACGCATCAGTTCGATCGACGGTGACGAGGATTTTCCCTTTGAAAAACTGATCAAGTTTGCCAAAGAAATGCACAGCCATGATCGTAGAGTGTGGGAAAAAAACATTGAACATTACAGCATCGGAATCGAAACCGAATTGGAGGTAACCTGTCGTTCTTGTGGGCTGAATCACATAGTTGAAATGCCCGTCAACGACGACTTTTTTCATCCATCCCTGGATCAACGACCCGAACTATCAACAATACTTGCAGGAAGTATCAATGTTGCTTATGACCCAGATGAGGATGTCCTTAGAGACTATCTCAGCAATGCCGGTACCGATGAGGGAAAAGATGGTAAACCAGTTCGTGGAGTCGATGGAAAAACTGGAGCAGGGGCGGGAAAATCAAGCCCAGCGCCAGGACGCATCGACGGGTCGGGCGGGAGCCAAGGGAAACAGGCTGAACACAGCGAAGGCAACGTTAAAACGGTAGCCCCTACGGTACAGCAAGCACCTGCCCTAACTAACCCTGCACAGGATGCTATTTTCAAAAAGGAGTAGGCTATGGCTTCGGATACCAAGGCGTTTGAATGGACCATTAAGCTAAATGACAGTTTCAGTAAACCTGCCAAGGCAATAAAAAACCAGTGGCAGCAGACTACTGAAGCTGCACGTCGTGGTGCCCAGAAGATGAAGAAGGGCATGGATAACCTTAGTAAGGAATCCAAGTCTTTAACCAAAAATCTCAAAGACAACATTACACAAATAAAGTCATTTTCCAAAGCAGCCGTAGCTGCGGCTTCAATGATAGGGATTGGGGCCGTGGCTTTCGGGCTTATTGGTGCGATTAAAAAGCTTGTAATGATTGGTATGGAGTGGGAGGAACTTTCGCTTGAACTTGTCACGGTGACAAATGCTTACGGAGGTTCGGTTGAATATCTCGATAGTGTAGCCCGTGGGCTGGCTATACATTTAGGCGAAGACTACGAGCAAACACTTCAGATGACCAAGGCTATGGCCGATATACGTCCTGTCGCAGATGGGGCTGCTGGTTCTTTCCGTGAATACACTATGGCTACAGTCGAATATGCAACAGCGTCAGGCGAGTCGGTTGAATCAGTTGCGGCATTGTATGCTGAAACTGAAAGGCTGACCGGTGAAACCCACGGACTTAGGCGTCTGGGCGATTCTATGAAGTACTGGGCTGACCAGACCCACCTGACTAATTCAGAAATGCTGGGTATAGCCCAGAGTACCAATAAACTATTACTGCTTACAGGTAAGACTGGGAAAGCGGGGGCCTCCATGCAGGGCGACCTGATTGGTGTGAGCGCCATATTCTCAAAAGCTATGGGCGATCCCCAGGCATTACAACAGTCGTTTACAGAAATGTACGACATACTGGATACAGAGAATCCGCTTCGTGACTTCGTAGCTGGGTCCATGCCGGGTGGTATGAGACAACTTGAAAAAGACCTTAAGGAAGGCAATTTTACCGCTGTGTTTGAAGCGATGATCCGATCAGCTAAACAAAAACAAGGTGAGCTTGCGGGCCAGGGTCGAAGTTTTTTAGAACTTGCCAGTAGGATGCAGGCCGAAACCG